GTTGGCCAGCACAGGAATGCCACGTCATAATTCTTATGATGCGGATGATACAAATTCTCGTTGACCGCATAGGCGAAGCGGCGAACAGGTTGCCCATTGGCGCGGAACTTATTCAGCATGTCGCTGTCCACCAGCACCAGGTCGGCCTGGCGTGCCTGCTGCAGGTTCTTCGATAACTGCTCATCCGAACGGGCGCTGTCTACCGTGACATAAGCAAGTGGCCTTCCCCCTTTGAACACTTTTCCCCACACCCAATCATCCAGCACAATCAGGTCAACGTCCTGGATATTTGGGTGTGCCACAAATCCGTTCGGCTGCACCTTCAGCGCCGTCCAGGTGAACTCAGGCACAGGATAGCTCCACCAGCCGGTCAGTTTGCGGTAGTTGTCACTGTCGCGGTGGATCAGCAGGACGTTAAGCGGCTTCATGGTCTGCGGTATCCAATCACGGTCAATGTCTCGCCCAGGCATTGCCATTGTGCTTTCCTGTGCCATTCGTCAACAGCCTGCTTAACCTGGATGTCCGCCCGGTTGCGCCCGTAGTCGTGGAATGCGACCACGCCGCCGCGCATGATCTTGGGCGTCCACATCTCAATATCTTCTCGCACCGCCTCCAGCGTGTGATTGGCGTCGATGAACACGAAGGCCAATGGCGGCGCTACACGGTAGGCGGCTTCCCGGCTGGTCATGTCCAACAGCAGGGCGTCAACATGCGCAGTTTCCAGGGTGTGCAGCGCCTTCTCTCGCAGGCTCGACGGCTCGGTATAGCTCCAGTCATCCACGCCGATAATCTCGCCGCGCCCTTCGCGTGCCAGCCCCCAGGCAACCATAGATCCGCCACGATAGACGCCAATCTCAACGCCTATGCCGTCTGGTGCGCTCTGCGCCATGTTGCACAGGTGAACCAGCGCAGGCTTATGGACTTGCGCCTTTAGCGACCATGCCAGGGATACAATGTCGTCAATTTCCATGTGTGAATACCATAACCGTCTGTTTGAACCATGCTACGGATGCCCTGCTGCGCAGGTAGTTGGTGGATGCCCAATCAATCTTCCAGCCGCGGTCAGACATGCCAAGGATGATATGCGCATTCAGGCGCTCGTTGACGTGCCCGAAGCCGCCCTGCTCAGGGATAGCCCATGACAGGATAACCAACTTGTCGGCATGGCGGCTAAGGTTATCCAGGAACACCTGTTCGTACTGGCGCGGGATATGTTCGCCGACTTCCAGGGACAGCGCCGCATCGTAAATTCCCAGGTGCTGCGGTTCGCTGAAGTCTGCGCAGAGACACAGGCCATCGGTCATCTGCTCAGTAAGTGGGTTGCCGTCGTAACCAATCGCAACCAGGCCGCTGCTTATCAGGTGGCGGGTATAGGTGCCGTCGCCGCAACCGATGTCAATCACGTCTTGGACGCCCGCGTCGCTCATCACCTGCGCAATGGCAATCGCCAGCGAAGCATCGAACGTGTGCCCGCCTTCGAACAACCATGCGCCGCGGTCGTTGTGCTTCATTTCTGGCTTGCCTCGAATTGCTCGACCGCTTTCCATGCCGCCGGATCATCCAGGCGGTAGTGGATCACGCCGCGCCACCTGCGGGCCGTCATCGGGTAGTGCAGCAGCCAAGCCGCCATATCGGGCATATCGTAGCGCGTAATGGTGTTCCACTCGTTGCCCAGGACGTATAACTTCAGCGGGTGCATCCACAGGCTGCGCAGCAGGGCCGCCTGGTCACGTTTGCCGAACTTATGCCATTCGTCATACCACGACTTGAAGAATGCCTGCGTGCGCGTATTGCGCTGGAAGGCGAACACGCCGCCATTGAGCTGCATGATCTCATCGCTGCCACAGCGTTCGTAAGTCAGGCGGCATTCGTCTTTGTTGTCGCTGCGCTGCATGGCCGAGGCGATAGCGAATCTGCCTGGGTTCTTGCAGATGACCATATCCCAGCCGTCTTCGACCACCTGCCACAGCAGCTCTTCCGCGGCTGTGATCTCGGTATCGGCGTCCAGGTAGCAGATGTATTGCCAGTCACGCGGGGCGAGGTCGTAAATCTTGATCTTGGCCGCTCTGCCGCCAATGTCGTAATCGTTGAACTCGATGAACACGTCTTCCGGGCCGAGCGGCATGTCACTCACCAGCGCCACCGGGATGTCGGGAAAATGCGCCTTGAATGACTTGATTGCGCCATCCGCACAGCGCCGCGCCGGATCGCCGTAGGCCACATAATAGACGCCGCGCTTGCCGTGACGGTCGCTCTCGAAGGCCACCGCTTCCTGCTTGCCTTCCAGGATGCGCTCGAAGCCTTTGAGATGCGCCTTAGCATAGTTTTCAGGCGTGTGGTCTGCCACAGTCGCTGCCAGGGCTTCGCGGTCATACGTGCCGATCTCTCGCAGCGCCTTGGCCACGGTTGAGATGAGCTGGTCATAATTGCCGCGGTCGTAGCGATAAATGCCGTACAGGTCAGGCAGCTCGTCCAGCATGCCTACGTCACGCGGGATAACCACCGGGATGCCACAGCGCAGGGCTTCCAATGGCGGGATAGGCACGCCTTCGATTAGCGAGGTGCAGACGTATAGGTCGAGCGAGTTGTAGAACCGCACCAGGTTGTCGAGCCCCTTGTTGACGATCTTCACCGGCCAGCCTACGCCGGAGGCCACAAAGTCTACCTGCCCTTCCAGGTCGCTGGCTAAGCGTGCCAGCATCTTCTCGCCTTTGCGCCCGGACCTGTCCACGAAGCCGGATATGCCGATAGTGGGAATGATGTGCTTCTTGCGTGCGAGTATCTCAAACTGCTTATCCACCGGCGCGGGCGTCTTGACCACATCGCCCGGGAGCGTCTTGCCGTACTTGTCAGCCGTGACCGTCTTGATCTTGACGCCGGTCAGCGCCATATCCCACCAATATTCTTTGTAGGGCGTGCCGGTCTCGTAATGGCTGAAATATGCCGCCCAGGGCGTCGCCCGCCAATCGCTGTAACGCTGTGCCCAATCGCAGTACACGATGCTGAAGTTCAGGTCAACGTGTGGCGATGGGCGCATATTCAGGCTCCAGCCGTTCAGGTCGGCCAGCATGCGGGCGAGGCGTGGCAGGATGCCATCACCGGAGATGTCGGGGGCAACGACGTTAACTTTCACGACACGCTCCAAATCTATGCTCAATCACCGCGCCGCCATTCCAGGGATAGCCAAGTAGCCATATCTTCAGTGGTACACGCTTCAGCGCCCGCAGGAAGGCGGCCTGGTCTTCGTCATACCAGCGCATCCATTCTTCATGCCACACGTCCCAGAAAGCCATGGTGCGCTCGTTGCGTGCGATGAACATCACGCCACACTGAAGCTGTAGCGGCTGGTAGCCCATCTCGCCCAACGTGACGCGGCGCTCCTGCTCGCCGATATGCCACATCAGGTCATCGCCCTGGTTGCTGCTGGGCACCATGACAACATCCCAACCGTCGGCTAACATCTCGAAGCCTACGTCAATCGTCTGCCTTACCAGCGTATCAGCGTCCAGGTACAGCGCCCTATCGGTCTTGATGCGCTTCAACAGAGTCGTCTTAGAATGGCGGCTGGCGATCTTGTTGCTTACCGCGCCGATGTCGCCAGTCACAACCTGCTGCGGTAGCGTGTTCCAAAGTGAAACACTATCGCGGCTGCGCTTGCAGGCATCCGTCGCCTTCTCGCCGTAGACAACCCAGACGATGCTAGGCTTCACGCTTCGGCCTCCCCGTTGTCCAGGTGGCAGGCAGCGCCAGGATATACGGCTTGACGGTGTAGATCGCCCGCAGGAAGGCCAGCAGCCCGCCGCCTTCTTTCTGCCACAGCTCAAATACCTTGTTCGGCTCCGGCTCGTTGCGGGCGAAGATCAGGCGGGTGTCGTACATCAGGCAGCGCAGATCACGCACGACTTTCTTGGTCTTCTCGCGCTCGTCCGCTTCGCCGTAGTGGATCGCCAGTACCTTGTAATCGTACAGCGGCACAGCCATCTGCCAGGTCTCCAGCATGCCGAAGCCGATTGGCAGCAGTTCGGGCCGCAGCTCCAGCGCCGAGTCAATCCAGGCGGTGCGCTCCCAGATCAGGCCGGGCTTCGTCAGTTCTTCGATCTTCACGTCCTGGAATTGGGCGGTGCGCTTGGTCAGCAGTTCCTTGTCGTCCGTGGCAATCCCGGACATCTCGCCCGAGATATGCGTGAAGTCCAGCGCCTCGGGGATCTGAGCCGAACCGTCCGCCAGCCACATGAGCGCGGTCTGCTTGCCAACGTCTACCCAATCGCCCGGCTCACAGCGGCGCTGATTGCCGCTGTTGGCTATACTCTTAGGCTGTACCAGTTGAACCCACATAATCATCTTTCTCTGGTTGCCTGCGGGCGGAGGAGGTCGCCCGCAGGCTTCGCCAGGAGGAGGGGAGTCTAGGCGACTACCTCATTCCAATCTGTCACCGGGGCCGGGGCGTAGCGTGGAACGCAGCCCCAAATCTCGATGCTCATGATAGACGCTGCGGTGCCCACGGTGTAGCCCAGGGCAATGCAGTCAAACCCGCCGGTTACGTCCAGCTCTTCGGTGCGGATCTCAATCCCGACAATGGAGCCGGAGTCTGATCCAGCCTGAGTGAGCTGGGCGATGGCCTTGGTCGGGGTGAGAACCTTCGATCCTGCCCCGCCGGTCGTGGTGGCCTGGTACACCACTGCGTCAATCGTGCCGCCGGATTGCATGACGCCGATATTCAGCAGGATGAACGCCCGGTGGTAATTCGCCAGGCTGACGTAACTGGTGTAAGCGATAGCACCGTTCGTCACGCTGACAGGGTGCAGAACGTACAGCGGTTCATGCACCTCGGTGAACTTCTCAGTAAAATCTGCCATTTCAAACCTCCTAAGTGGTCTTAGCGCCCAGAATTACGAACGGGGACACAGCAACAGTGCCGTCCTGGTACGTTAAACTCGTGCTTAACCAGGGCTGTCCATCGACACGATGCACGGCCCGCCAGGAGGTCAGATCGTACTGCCAGCCGGTTCCGAACTGCGTTGACTCGATGGTGGTGGCCTGCCGGTCGCCGATCAGGTAGTAGCGGAAGTCGGCCAGAAGAACATCGCCAGCCGTGCCAACTGCGGGCAGCTTCTCGGTGAAGATCACCGGCATGCCGAACAGATTGCCGGGCACGCCCGCTTGCATGTTGGGCTGCCAGACATTCGAGGTGCCGACGGTCATCTGGAACAAGTTGGACATGACAGTCTGGTTCATCACCCACACGCCACGGGCGGAGGGCAGGAACGACTCCATCATGTTCACGATGTCCAGGTACACAACCGGGGTTGTGGTCGCGCCGCGGGGCACAGTGATGGTGGCGCCAGCGGTTACGACGCCCTGCGGCTGGCCTGCGCCTGTTCCACGCAGGAATGCGTAATCTTCCAGCCAACTGATGCCACCGGCGAAGCCGAGGGACGAATTGAAAAAGTCGGACAGGCTGATGGCGCTGTCGTCCAGCAATTCATCGCTCACTTCGGTGTAGCCGGTAAGCTTGTGGGCAACCAGGCTGATCTTGCGGAACTTCGGCTGCGTCTCGGTCTTCGAGGTCGCTTCCTCCGTCCAGTAAAAGATCATACCCCCGTACCAGTGGGGAATGCCCGCCGTGGTCGTGGTCTGATCCAGCACAGGGATGTCCACCTGTCGGCGGCGCATGCGGATCTTGGTTGCACGCGGGCGCACGATGGCCGACTCTGCGTCAACAGCCATAAGCTGCGAGTAGAACTCGGTCGGTACCAGGAAGCCGCCG